GGGCACGAGCCCGTCGATGGTCACGTCGATGACACGGGGCACCGGCGCCACCACCGTGACGACGGCCCCGGCCGGCGCGAGCACGTCGATGTGCTCGGCCACCCGCTGCACGTTCGCGGCATCGGGAATGCCGTCCTCGAAGAGGTCGTGCATCAGCGGGAAAACGCGCACCGTGCCCGGACCTGACCAGCGCCGCTCGACGAAGACGCCCGTGACGCCGGCCACCTCGCCCGCCCACATCACATAATCCGCCGCCGCCCCCCCCTGTGGCGGGTTGCGCTTGCGGAAGAGGATGCGCCCGCGGAAGGTACCGAGGTCAGACGTGAACGGGTCGCCATCCAGCTCCACGTCGGCGCCGCCGACGAGACCGGCGGCGCCCACCGCGATCGTCGCCGTCCCGATGAGGCCGGACACGGCCGAAAGCGTGGTGCCCGGCAGCGTCATCGTCGCCTTGCCTGTGCCTGTCGAGGCGATGTCGAGCGTCAGCGTCCCGGCCGACGGCAGGCTGTCGCCGGCCACGACACGGAACTGCACCCCGTCGCCCCGGCGCAGGATGGCGCCCGGATCGACCGTCAATGCCGCAGGTGCGGTGAACACGGCCTGTCCCTGCGATGGCGTAGCCGGTCGGCGGGCAAGCCCCAGCTCGGCACCATGCATGTCGAGGTTTTCGCCCTCCGCCGTCAGCGCGAATTTCTGTTTCGCGATGTAGTCGGCGAAACCGAACACCTCGTGCGTCAGACCGCCCATGACCTTGGCGGACGGGCCGATGTTGTTGGGCCACAGCCAGGCATCCGAGCCGGGCAGAGCCCCGCGGAAGGCACGGCGCGCCCGCTCGACGAGATCGGGGAGTGAGGGGATGGCGAAGGTCATCTCAGCATCTGGCTCCAGACGATCTCGAAGCGCCGGTCGTATATTTTCTGGCCGTCAGCCCCGTAGAGCCGCACCATCAGGTCGAGCCGGTTGTCCGGCGCCCGGGCGCTCGCCTCCACGTCGATGCGCGAGGCCGCCCCCTGGCGCAGCAACGGCATGAGCGCCTCCTCGGCCATGGCCTTGGCCCAGCGCGGCACATCCTCGGTGAGCGCCGCCCGCTCCAGCAGCCACAGCAGGGAGCCCAGCGGCTCCTCGCCGAGGTCGGCGCGCACGTCGACGCCGTCGCCCCACCAGCCGCGGGGGTCGGCGTCGGCATATTTCCGCAGCGGGTGGTCATCGCGCACCCGCCGGTCGGTGAAGAGCGCCAGCACCACCGCCGTCTCCAGCGCCGAGCGGGCACGAAGGCCGCCGACGTTGAGGGCGTCGCCATCGGCCAAGGCCCAGTCGGCCTGGTGCGTCGCGCCGTCCCAGACGCTGTCCCACAACAGGAAAGGCTGCGCCTCCTGCCCTTCGGCAGTGCGGATAAGGATGTCCATGACCGTTCCTGATCAGGCCGCAGGTTGGCCGGTGTTGCCCAGGCCCGGCTGCACGTTGGTGTGGACGTGCGTCTCGCCGATGTTGCGGCCGTTGTGCCGCAGGGCCGGCGACTGGATGTCCGTGCCGCCGGCGGAAATGGTCATCCGCGAGCCGCCAGCCTCGAGGGTGATCTCGGGCGCGCTCACGACCACCTTCTGCGCGTGCACGACGCGGACCTCTTGCTCGACCAGCGAGACGATGCTGCCGAACTGGTCATAGATGGCCGTCGCACCTCCCGGCAGGCTGCGCGGCCGATAGGCCTCGTGCTCCACGCCGATGACCATCGCGCGGTCGGACCGGCCGCCCAGCGAGAGGAGAACGCCGACGGAATCAGCCGGCGGGTTCGACGTGAAGCCGTAGGGCTGCACCCGCGGCACCTTCCGCGGGCTGTCGCCCTTGAGCCCGGCGAGGCCCATCATCTGCTGTCCGCCGCTGTCGTCGAGCGAGACGAGCTTCGCCCGGCGGATCATGGCGCGCACCGCGTCGTCGAGGTGATAGACGTCACTCATCGGTCGCCTCGTCGTCGCTCTGCTCCCACGCGTCGCCGGACTTGTTGCCCTTGTTCTTCTTCCCTCCGTAGGAGCGCGGGTCGACGAGACCGAGCTTGGCCTCGCTGCCGCCTACGCCGTCCTGCACGAAGTCGACGGTCTCGATGAGCATTTCCTGCCGGATCTGCAGGAACTCGCTTTCGGCCCACACCAGCCAGCCCGGCCGCCAGATGGCGCCTCGCTCATCGCGAAAACCCTGAACGGTGACGGTCGCCGACAGGGCCCTACCCGCCGCCTTGTCGCGCCGGTTCCGCGCCGTCTTGCGGGCCCGGGCCGGCGTGGTGTCGTCCTGCTCCACGATGATGACGGGGCGATAGCGGCCGACGCCGGCATCACGGGCGATGGCCTCCACCTCGAGGCTGTCCGGCCCGCTGCCGACGGCGCGCTGCCCCTTCACCACATACTTGCTGTGGCGGTTGGACCAGTTGTGGTCGGCCTCGCCGCTCTTCAGGTTCTGCCCTTCGACGATGCCGCCCGCGTGCCGCTTGCTGCCGGCCTTCGGCATGCGGATGCTGCCGTCGGCCTCACCCATCAGGGTGTAGCCCTGCTGCCGGGCCATCTTCTCCACGGCCCGGAACACGGATTCGCCCGGCGTGATCTGGTAGTCGATCGGCTCCATCTCGCCGTCGGCGGCGAAGGTGACGCCGAAGGGCGCCCCGAGTTCGTTCGCGATTTCCACCGGCGTCTTCTGCTCGAAGCTGCCCGTGTCGTGCTCCGCTGAGGAATCGATGATGTCGGCCGACTTAGACCGGCCCTCGATCGCGACGCGCGCGTCCTCGGCGTCGATGCGCGGCCGGTAGCGGTCGACATGGCCGACGAGCAGCAGGTCGTCATTGGCATAGATGGATACCTTTGCCCCGGCGCGGAACGTCCAGGCCGTCGCCGTGGCCCCCAGTTCGGCCGCCACCTCGAGGCGAAACGACCGCGCCGCCTCCTTCATGGAGGCGCGCACCTGCATGCGCAAGAAGGCTGTGAAGCGTTGCCCGCCGACGACGACGGTGACGATCTCCTCTCCCATGGTCGGCTGGCCTCAATTCCCGAGCGCCTCGAAACGCTCGGGCATGAAGGATGGATGGACGACGCGGTTGCGCCGCACGAGGTCGTCGGCTCGGTTCGGGTCGCCGTACAGCCGCCAGGCGTGCCACAGCGACGGCAGTGCCCGCGGCACCGTGACGGTGACGATGGGCGCAATGTCCGCGATCTGGCGCGACAGCAGGTCGACGGCGCGCCCGCTCATATCCTCGCTGGCGAGGTAGAGCGCGGCATAGGCCGCGCCCGTCATGCCCGCCTGCTCGCGCGCGATGAGTTCGGCGAGCTCCCCGCGCGCCGTGATCGCATCCCGCCGCCCGTCGAACTGCCGGCGGGTGGTGGCCTCGACCATGGCCGCCAGAGCGGCGAGGCGCAGCACGAGGCCCGTGATACTGCGGTTCTGGGCCGCGGCCCGCTCCCCGTCCGTGCGCGCCGGCTCCACGAAGGGACGAATCGCGACGATCTCGCGAAAGGCGCCGACGGCGGCATCGGCCGGCAGGCCGTCGCCCAGGTTCCGCGCGATGGCGAAGATCCGCTCGGCCACCTCCGGCGCCGCGCCGGCCGCCCGGATGATGAGGGCCGGCGCCTCGTCGTGCAGGGCCGCGATCGCATCGCGCGCCCCGGCGCTCACCTCCGGGTCGACGGGCTGCGACGTGCGCACCACCTCGAGCGTCGCCGCCGCGTCCTGTGCCGCATCGACCGCCGCGGCCACCGCATAGTCGGGCCGCCGGCGCACGTCCGTCAGCTCCGCATAGGCGCCACCGATGATGCCGGCGAGCGCGTCGACCGCGTTGAAGACCTGTTGCGCCAGAAAGGCGACGCTCGCGATGGCAACGGTCGCCCCTTCGCGCACGAAATCGAGTTCGTAGGCGACATAGCCGGCCCGATCCCGCTCGCGCGAGCGGCGAAAGTCGACGCAGCGGGCCGTCAGTGGCCCATGCATGGGCAGGACGAGGACCGCCGGGCCGCGGGCGCGGCTGGCACTTGCGAGCGCCGCTGCCTCCGCATCGGCCGCGTCCGAGGCGAGATAGGCCGTCACCGAGAAAATGGCCGCCTTCTCGCCCAGGTCCTCGTGAAACGGCTCGTCGCGCATGGGAAACTCATGCGTGACGATGCGCCGCCCGCCCCTCTCCTCGTCGACCTCGACCCAGAAGGGCACGCCACGAAACGAGGCGTGGAACAGCGTGCGCGACCAGTCCCTCATCGCTTAGTTGCTCCTCACGACAGAGCGAGCTTCCGAAGGTCTCGCAATAGGCCAGCAGGAAATCGTCGGGGATGCCGTGATCCCCGATCCGGAACGCCAGAACCTCCGCCATTATCGCGTGCTCGGCCGCATTGCGCGGGCGCGACCGCACGATGGTGGCCGCATTTCAAGTCCGCTCCATCGACATGACCGAGGACAGCTTCACGTTCCTTGTCATGGCTTCATCAGATGCGCCCCCTGGGTGGCTTGCCGACCGGCCATCCTCGTCTAATCTCCCCCTTTCCAACCGGGGGATTGACCATGAAGCTCAACTTTCGCGGCACTTTTCCACTTTTCCTACTGATCGTTTTCAACGCGGGAGCGATCTTTTTCCTTACGGGTGAAAGCTTCTCTGTTTGGAGCTACAGAGGTCGCGAGGCCGGCACCTTTTCTATGGCAGAAGCCGCGTATCTCGGCGCTCAATGGTCTAGGATTACCGCAGGCTGGGCGGCAGTCGCCGCGATCAACATCATGATCGGCCTTGGCGTAATTATTCAGCGGCTGCGAGATCTCGGCCATGTACTTGCCGACACTTCGAAACAGCAGATCGATGCCACACGAGCAATCGCAGGAAATGGCGGTTAGCCGCCCGCATCCGGCGACGACAAGCCCGTTGAGCCCGGCCCGACCGGGCTCATCTGCGGCGAAAGGCGGATGTGCCCGACCTCCTCGCGGATGACCTGCCGCACCTGCGCCCGGAAGAGATCGGTGTTGAGCGTAAGCTCGATTTCGTTGACGACGCGCGCATGCCCTTCGAGCTCGGCCTTGATCGGCCCGCCATCGCCGATGAGGGGCACGCCCATCTTCGCGCCGAAGGCGCCGAAGCCCGGTCCCTCCATCGTGCTGGCACCGGAAAGCCCATCCATGCCGGGCCCGGCGCCGATGGCTTTCGCTCCCTTCCAGCCCTTGCCTTGCGCCGAAGCACCGAAGGGCTGCCAGAAGCCGAGGCTCATGCCACGCTGTGCCATCCACACTGCCTGCAAGCGCTCCAGTTCGCGCTGCAGGTCGTAGATGCGGCGGTTCTCCTCCTCCCCCATGGCGGAAGAGAAGGCGGCGAGCCGCTTGTCGCCGAGCGATGAGCGGCCATAGAGCAGCTCATCGAGCATGTCCTCGCGCGCCTTGTCGGACCGCCCCTCCGCACTGCGCCGGCCTTCCCGCAGTGCCGCATCGACGCTGAGCGACTGCTCGTAGGCTTCGACGAGGCCGGCGAGCCCGCGGCTGAAGTCGATGCCCGTCTTGGCGAGGATCCAGGCGTCGAAGGCGGCGCCCTTCTGCGTCTCTTCCTCGATCCACTTCTTCGTGCCGCGTGCGTCTCCCGAAGCGTCGGCATCGGCCGCCGCGATCTGCCGGCGCTTTTCGAGGATGTTCTCGACCTTTTCCAGCCCGCTGCCGAGTTCCTCAATGCTCTCAGCCAGGCCCTGCAGCAGGCTGCCCACACCCATGCTGACGGCCCCGGAACCGACGGCATTGACGAACCGATCCCATGAGTTGGACAGCGTCTGGAGCTTCGCCTGGGTGTCGCCCAGAACCATGTTGAGGTCGCGCTCGACCGTCCCGCTCGCCTGGCCGATGGTGCTGGCGAGCTTCTGCCACTCGCCGCGCATCGACAGGAGCGCTCGCATGCCGCGTGCGAACTCCATGTCGTTGATGACCTTGGGCAACTGCGACAGGTCGCCCTTGATCGCCTTCCACGTCGCTTCCTCGAAGACCTCGATGAGGTTGCGCCCCTCCTTGCGTCCCTTCTTGAGCGCCGCCTCGAGGTTCACGCCCATCTTCGCAAAGCGCTTGCGCGTCTCCTCCGAAGACATCTTCTGGAGGATGTTGTTCATGGAGGTCGCCGCCTCCTCAGCGGAGCCGGCGCCCTTGCGCAGGATCTGCAGCATGGCGACGAGATCGGACAGTCCCTTCGTCCCCTCCATCCCGAGGGCCTTCGCTGCCGGCGCGAGCGACGGCAGGTAGCGGGCCATGTCCTTCAGTTCGAACTGCCCGGCCTTGCCGCCCTCAGCCATGATGTCGAAGGCCTTCTGCATCTCGGTCGCGCCGATCTGCAGGTGGGTGCCGACAGCGTCGGCCGAGCGGGCGATGTCATCCACCTCGGCACCGGCCGCCTGCGCCGTCTTCGCGACGGACGGCAGGATCGCGCGAATCTCCTGCATGGACCGGCCTTGTGCGGCGAGCGCGTCGGCACCGGCCACGATCTGGTCCATGGGCATCGCGAGTTCGCCCGCCATGCGGCGGGCCTCGCCCGTGAACTGCTGCATGTCCTCGCGCGAGGCGTCCGCTGTGATGCCGACGCGGGTCATCCTCCGCTCGAGCTCGGCAAAGCTACGCACGGCACGGGTCGTGCCATAAGCGAGCGCGGCCGGGCCGAGCACGCGACCGGCAGCGATCATCCCTGCGGTCATGGTCCTGGCCGCACGATCGTGCATCGTCATCGAGCGGCTGACGCTCCTCGCCGAGCGGTCGAGGCCGGCGAGCTTGCGCGAGACGGACGCAAAGGCGGCACCGGTGCGGTCCGACGCCGTGATGATGGCGCCGGCCTCGAGCGTGCGGGCCCTCGTCATGGTTCACTTCCCCTTGCGGCGCTTGTGCCAGTCGACGGCCCGGGAGCCCCACGCGCAGATCTCGTCGAGCGTCAGGCGCTGGACGGTCCCGACGTCCCAGCCGAGCCCGAAGACGAGGCTGTCAGCGACGGCGGCGACGCCTCGGGTTCGCGAAAAAAATCGAGGACGGCATCCCTCACCTTGCGCGCATCGGCGAGGCCGAGGAGCCCGAGCGCGTGCACCTTGTCCTGGTCGATCAAGAGGCGCTGCGCATATTCGCGCACGGTCTGGTAGTCGACGTTCCGGAAGTAGATGCCGCTCTTGGCGTAGCCCTCGGCATAGGGCTCGCCGAGGTCCATAAACTCGGCGAAGGTCGGCGCCCGCAGGGCGATCTCGTGCACCTGCTGGTCGTGCCAAAGCACGGGTTCCGCTAGCGCGATGGTGGTCGTCTTGCTCATCGGTCAGGCCCGCGACTTTCGATAGCTGCGGGCGAGGCCCTGGATTCCCGTCACCTCGCCGGTGCCCCGGTCGACGTTCGGGCGGCCGGTGAAGAGCGCGCCGGTCCAGGTGTGCACCGTGCCCGTGTGGTCTTCGATGCACGAGACGTTGAAGGGGCCATTGCGCATGATGGCGTCCCAGTCCACGTCCGCCGCATCCTCGAAGGTCGGCTCGAAGCCGTAGCCGGACGGCTTGTGCGAGGCTGACACGCTGTTGTCCTGGTTGACGATGCCCTCGACTTCGGTGTTCGAGGGCGTCGTCTTGATGGCGGCGCGCAGGATGAGGGGCGCGCCGTTGAAGGTGAAACGCATTTCGCCGCCGAAGCTGGCCATGGCGCCGGTCTCCCGTTGCGGATTGTGGAAGGGTGTGACCGGCCCCGCAGGGCCGGCCCGTCAGCGCCCGGTCAGGTGCGGACGTACTGCTGATAGATCGTCGCGTTGGCCGCGAGGACGTCGAGCGGGTTCACCCGGTCGAGCGGGGCGAACACGTCGATCCGGTTGGGGTTCTGCGCATTCCGCCGCACGTCGAGGCGCTGCACGAACTCCGGCACGTTCTCGAAGACGCCGCGCAGCACCAGCGCCTCGTAGGCGTGGATGAACGAGCCCTTGATGTCCTTCGGCGTCGTGATGGCCGCGAGGTTACCGGGGTTGTCGTCGGCGAGCGCCTTCTGCCCCTGCTCGTCGGCAAGCACGGTGCGGATGTAGGACAGGCCGCCCGACACCTGGAACAGCGCCTGGATGTCGCGGAAGGTCGAATCCGGCTGCCCGCTCGGCCCGAGGCGATACATCGTCACCAGCTTGTCGATCGCAACCTTGCCGTCGGCCGTGACCTTCCAACTGGAAATGCCGGACTTGTTCAGCGTGTTGCGGGCAGAGTAGCCCCACCAGGTGCTGCGGTCGCGCGGCGGGGCAAGGCCTTCGACGACAAGCCCCGTCTGGTTCCGCGAGACATTGCCGGTGACCGTGTCCGACAGCCACGGAATCACGCGGGCGGCAAAGCCGGCCGCCCAGAGCCACGGCGCGTGGGGCGTGCCCGGCAGGCGCGGGATCGTGGTCGCATGTCGATCATTGCGGCCGAGCCCGAGCGTCGTTTGCGCCGCCGTGTTGCCGGTGTTGCAGCAGGTCGCATGACCATAGCTCTGCCGCATCCACGACCACCGGCCCGAAACATCGGACAGCGCAGCCTGGTAGGCATCAAGCGAGGTCGTGTCGGCCCACGGCGAGACGATCATGTCCGCCGGCTCATCGCCGAGGGCGGCGAGAGCGGCGGCGAGAGACGGCGTGCCGGCGCCGGCCGTGCCGGTCGCGACAGTGAGCGCCCCGGACGTGGCGAACCAGTTGCCCGAGATGTTCGTCGGCACGAAGAAGTCTTCCTCGGCCATGATCGCGCCCTTGTGGCGCGAGGTGACGGTGACGACCTCGGCCGCCGCGGCCGCGGTCACCGTCAGCATGGCGCCTGTGAGATCGTCGAAATAGCCGTTGATCGCCGCCGCGAGGGCCGTCGCCACGTCCGCTGCCGCATCCCCCGGCGCGATTGTCACCGACAGGCGCTCGCCGCTGATGTCGATGACGCCGAGGCCGCCCGCCGTCGGCGGCGTGCCCACCGTCAGCGTCCAGGTCGGCGCCGTTCCTGTCTCCGGCACCGGCACCATCCAGATTTCCTGAGCCGGGGCGTTGCGGGCGGAGATGCGATACATCTCGCGTAGCATGGAGCCGGGCCCCGCGAGCGCGTCGGCTTCCGACAGCGACGTGACAACCGACGGCGTATTGTCGGCGAGCGTCCCCGCGCTCGTCTTGTGGCCAACGAGGATGAGACGCGAGACGCTGTCGTGCCAGCCCGCGCTGTTGACCTCGAAGGCGAAGAGCGGCGCGACGAGCCCCGAGCCGGGGATATTGTTGAATCCGATGCTCATGGCAGTTCCTCAGCGCTTGGTCTTTGCAGTGGAGGCGTTGGGGCTGGCGGGCACCTTCTCGGCGCCCTCCTCCGGTGGGCTCACCTCGACCACCGAGCCGTCGGCGAGGCAGGCCATCCAGAAGGGATCGTCGGCATCGACCGTCATTCCCGCCGACGGGAATAGGCGGAAATCGCGGTCGGGCATGGGAAGCTTGCTCGCCGGATCGGCGAGACGCGCGAAGATGCGGCGGGCCATGGTTGTTCCTCAGGTTGCGCCGGTCACGTGGGCGCGGACGTCGTGGTCCTCGGCGGTCGGCATGCGGCCGATGCCGGCGAAGATGTCGATGGCCTCGAGCGGCACGAGGCCGGGCGGAGCCGGCACCAGGCCGGCGACGCGGTCGCAGATGTCGCGACCGTAGCTGCCCACCGGCAGGGCTTCCGCCACCGTGCGCAGCGGCTCGGGCAGCGTCGGCTCTGCGCCGGGCGCCGGCCATTCCGTCGCCCGCACCTGCACGGTGAAGGAGATGGTCCGAAAGGCGAGCCGCGTCGTCTTCTCGGCATCGCGCAGCGGCACCGATTCGATCGCCCGTACTTCCATGGCGATGCGTCGATAGAGCTCCGCCGACGGGGCCATGGAGCGTCGGTCAAGGGCGTAGCGCACCTGCGCCTCGAGCACGTCGAGGAGCGCCTCGTGCTCCGGATCCGTCGGTCCGACGTCGGCGACGCCGACCGTGCCGGTGCCGCCGTCCGGCAGGTCGATGACCACCGTTCCGCGCGCGGCGATGAGGGCCTCGACCACCAGCGTGACGATGGTCTCTTCGGGCCGGTGCCGGCCGGAACCCCACGGCGTGCCCTTGTCCTCCTCCGTGTAGACGAGGAGAATCGGGCGCGGCTTGTCCGGCACGAGCTGGTCGATGGGCACCTGCCGGCTGTCGTAGACGAGCCGGCCCGCCAGCGTCGGATAGGGGCCCGCCTCCTCACTCGCCGCCGGGCAAAGCGCCTCGACGGCGGCAAGCCGCAGGGCAAGACGATGCAGGCTCATGGATCGACCTCACCGGATCAGGCGGTTTTCAGAACCCGGCACTGCAGGCGGCCCATGCCGTCGGGCGGCGCATTGGCGATGCGCCACGTGACGCCGTCGGCGAGCCGCACGAGCAGGTCGCCCTCGCGCACGTCGAGCGGTGGCTCCGCCTGGTTGCGCGGATCGATCTCGACGATCGGGTCGCCCGTGACCACCCCTGGCCGCTTGTCCGTGCGCTGGTCATATGCGTCCGGAGCCGAGACGGTGGTGGGCGCATCCCGATAGATGCCCACCACCTCACGCTCGGCCCTGTCCGGATCGGGCGCCGGCGCGCTGTTGACGCCGGCACGCCGCAGCGGCACGAGCCGCCACCGCTCGCCGTAGACGCCCTGCTGCACCCGCTCGGCGGCGGCATCGAGCCGCGCGAAGAGCGAGCCCATGGCGTCAGACGCCCGCCTGCCGCAACAGCACGTTGCCGGCGGTATCCGCCGAAGCGGCGGCCGCGGCAGCATAGCCGATGAACGTGTTGTCGGTCGCCGTGACCGTCACGTACTTGCTGGTGTCGTTCCAGTAGAGCTTGGCGCCCTCGGTCCAGGCGGAGCCCGTCGCCTTCGGCAGGCGAATGACGCCTTCGGTCTGGCCCTCGAAGGACTTGCCCTCACCCGTCGAAAACAGCGCCACGACGAAGAGCGAGCCGATGAGGTAGCCATTGCCACCGACGACGCCGCCGGCAGGAGCGGTCAGGGGAATGGTATCCCCGTGCTGAACATAGTTCTTCATGATGCCCTCGATTGATCTGCGCAGGTGGGATGGCCGGCCGGCGTCTGCCGGCCGGATGCGCGAGGGGCCGGCTTAGCCGGCCGCACCGGGGTTGCGATAAGCGCCGCGGAAGTCGATGGCGCCACAGCCGAAGTCATGCTCCAGCGAGATGCCGACGCCCGAGACGCCGAACGGGTTCTCGATGCGCATGCGCGGCGCCGTGTAGCCTTCCAGCAGCCCCCATTGGAAGACAGGCAGCGCCGACGGTTCGGCATAGAGCTCCCAGGCGTTGCCGGAGACCTGCGCCGTCGCCACCACCTCGAGGCGACCCGAGAAGGGGTTCACGTTCCCCGCCTGCTGCGGCTGGATCGACGAGGTGACCTGCTCGGCCTCGGTTTCCTTGTCCGGACCGACAAGAAGGATCCGCGGGGCGACGTTGATCGGCGCGCCGCTCATGTTCTTCTGTTTGCGCATCGCCGCCCGGGCCTTTCCGAGATTGGCGACGTCGATGACGGTGCCCGCCCCGGCGAGGTTGCCGTGATCGGCGTGGAAGACCGTCTTGTTGTCCTCCTTCAGCGTCGGGCCGAGGCCGGACGCCACACCCTTCATGGCGTAGAAGGTCTGCTCCTCGAAGAGAGCAACCGTGTCGCCATAAGAGCCGAGCACCTGGTCGATCGCGCCGAGGTGGTCGTTCACCAGCATCTGGCGGGTGAGCGCGAACTGCACCGCATAGGGCGCGACAACCACCGTCTCCTTCGCCTCGCCGAATGTGCCGAACTTGATCTTTCCGCCCTCGCCGACCGGCTGCAGCATCGGGAAGTCACCGACCCGCACCACGTCGTGGGGGCGGAAGTCGACGAAATTGCGCTGCACCGAGATGCGCCGGTAGGTCGGCTGCGCCTGGATATAGCGTGCCTGCAGCACGCGATTGATGGACCCCTCGAAGATGATCGGGAAATCCGTCGTCGTGTGGAAGGCGCGGCGCAGCACCTCCTCGCGTTCGGCGAAGGAGCGCGGCATGGAGCGCTCGCCCAGAACTTCGGCGGCCATCTCCGCAAGGCCATGGCGCGCGAAGGATTGCGCCGGCCCCGAGAGGGCGCGGACGACCTCGAGGCGTCCCTCGTCGTTCCGGCGCACGGCGGCGACACCGCCAATGCGGAACGAGAGCGCCTCGGAGAGGGCGGCACGGCGCGTCTCGGTCTCGTCGCGCTCGACGCGCACCGAGGAGGTCGCGCTCGACGACGCCCGGGCCGCCATATGGTCGAAAGCCCTGCGGCGGAACTCCTCCACCGTCTGCCCGGACCGCACTGCGCCGTCGATATCCTCGCGGGCCATGCCTGCGCGCGTGCCGAGGTCCATGATCTCGGCCGAGCGCGCGCGTTCCGCGGCCAGGTCCGGAGCAGGCGCAGGCGTCGGCGAGCGGGCGGCGTCAGCCCGCTCCATGGTGGCGATCTCGCCATTCACGCGCTCGAGCTCGCGCAGCAGCTCCCCGTGCTCGCCCTCAATGCGCCGGGCGTCGTCCGTCGGCGTGTCGTCCTTCACTTCGGCGATCTTGGCAGCCGCCCGCGCAGTCAGGTCATCGCGCTGCGCGCGAAGGGCAAGAAGCGCCGGATTGGCAAGCGCCATCGCGTCCTGCAGCCAGGACACAGCGGCATGGCCGTCGATGCCGGACTGGACCGGAACAATGGCGGCGAAGGCTTCCGGCGAAAACGCCGAGAGGGCAAGACTGGTGATCACGGCGCATGCGATGAGCACTGCCGCGAGTTTGATGGTCTTCATTGACCGTCTCCTCAGGGTTTGATCATCCGGGGGCAATGCGCCGTAGACCCTGCCGCCCCGGCGGCGGGCAGGTAGCGAACTGGTGGTCTCAGGCGATGCCGAGGCCGGCCGCCCGCATCCGCATGCGGGTGGCAATCGACGCGGTTCCGATGGTCGCGGCACGCGTTTCGAAGGTGCAGTCGAAGGAGCCGCGATCCTCGCTGCGCACCCGCGCATTCGGATCGGCGCCAATGGTCACGCTGGAGATCTCATAAGGCTCCCAGTCGACCGCCCGCCGCACCAGGCGGTTGTCTGCGTCCCGCTCCTGCTCGAAGCGATGCACCCGGTAGCCGACCGAGACATTCTTGCGGATGCCGTCGTCGATCAGCGCGAAGGTCCGGTCCGCATCGGCATCAATGCCCGCCTTCGGGAATCGGATGAGCGCGCGGCCTTGACTGCCGTCGAGCCAGGCCCGCTCGACAACTCCCATGCCGCGCCAGTGCTCGCTGAGGAACGGCGCCGCGCCGCTCGCCAGGCGCTCCATGCGAATGGCATTGGGGCTGACAACCAGTTCCTCGACGAACAGCTCGTCGGTCCAGAAATCCCGACGCAGGACCGGTGCACCGGTGGTCCAGATGACCTCGAAAGTGCGCCGGCCTCCGTCGATGCTTGTGACACCGGCCTCGCGCACAAGAAGGGGGATGGAGCGATTCTCCACCCCTATCGGCTTTTGGTGCTTCATGGTGCTCAGCCTTCGTCCTCGCGCCGCCCCTCGGGCTCGCTCGCCTGCGCTGCGCCGGTTTGCGTGGTGCGGCGCGGATCCGTATCGAGGATCACGCCCATCTCGTCCGCGGACTTCCAGAAGTCGGCAGTCGCCTGCAGGACCTCGTCAGGGTCGTTGCCCCAGGAGGCGATGAACTCCTGCGGCGTCATGCGCCCCGATCGCACGGCCAGGATATCGGCCTGCATGTCCTTGAGCGGATCGACCGGCTCGTTCGCCGGCATGATGTATTCCCGCGTGTAGGGTGCGACCCGCCGGCGCAGCTTGCCGGCCATAATCGCCGTCTCGAGGAAGCGCTCGACCACGGGTTCCATCAGCTTCGGCACGACGCACAGCCACTGCAGCTGTTCGACCAACCGCCGGTGCTCGATCCGGCCGGTCTTCATCGACGAGTAGTTCGCCCGCCGCAAATCCCCCGTCAGCTGGTCGTAAGTGATCATGCCGCCGGCCGCGATCCCCTGCAGGGCCGACAGGGCGATGGGTTCGAACTGGCTTGTGCTGGCCGGTGCGAAGGCCTGAACCGTCTCCCCATCGCGGAACCGCATTGTCATGCCGGGGCGAAGGCGATCAATCGGCTCCGGTGCCTCGCCCTGCGCTACTGTGCCGGGCAATCCGGTGCGCCCATCGGAGCTTGTGATGAGAAGCCCTATGCAGGCTTCCATCCGCGCCTTCACGACAACCGCGTCCATGAGATCCGCGAAGTCGCGCGCCGTCATCATCATGGGCGCCATCAGCGGCACACCGCGGACCTGCCCGGGCCGCAGGGCGCGGAAGAGATGGCAGAACTCCGACCGCGGAATGAAGCGCGACGGCGACAGCCCGCTTGCACCACCCACCGAGACGGCGGCCTCGCCGGGATGGCGGGGAAAAATATAGAACCCCTCCCGCGCGTCCCACTCACCGAGCACGACACCCAGTCTCACTCGCCGCTCGTCAACGAGGCCGTCGCGCGTCTCGTCGATAAAGTCGCCCTCGAGCACCTGCAGGCGGAGTGGCACACCCGGCGTGTCGAGCGGGCGAGGCACGAACCGCACCAGGCTGTCGCCGCCTTCGAGCATGGCCCGAACGGCGGCGAGCTGCTGCCCGGCGAAGTCAATCTCGCCCTCGACGTCCGAACGCTTGATCCACTCGTTCCAGAGCCGTTGCGCCGTCTTGTCCTTGAACTTGACGACGATGCCCGTGCCGACGACATGGGCGCAGAGCACGTCGAGCATGCGCTGCCCGATCCACGTGTTCCGCGACATGTCGCGGGAGCGATCGCGGAGCGGCTTCAGCGCGGTCGACAGAGCCGCATTGGCCGAATCGGCGCCGCGCTTGAAGCTTGCCCCGCGGCGGCCGCGGTTGGCCGCGTCGTAGGATCGCCAGGCGTCGATGGCCGCAAAGGTCCGCAGGCGCGCGGAAGCGGCCCCGGGCGCCACCCAGGCGAGAGCCTTGAGAATGCGGGACACGACGTTCTCCCGGTCAATCGCGCGAGTGTTCGGCGTAGGACACGATGCAGCGGTCTCGGCCTGCGAGCTCATCCTCCACCTTGGCGAGCATGGATTCGATCTCGGCCTGCGAGCGATAGGTGACTTCGCGACCGTCCGCGTAGCGGACCTTATGCGCCCCGGTCGCCAGAGCCCGGCGAAGCGTCACGGCATCTTCCTGTGTGAACATGGTCAGTCCAGCCAGTTGCTCAGATCGCGCCCGATCCAGTCGCCATCCCGAGCGGCGGGTTTCGTCACCTCAGCAGCGGGGCCGGGTGAGGCGTTCGGATTGTCTCGGGCCGGATCGGCCGCAGCCTCCTGCCGCGGCGTGAACAGGTCCGCCCGCGACAGCTCCTCAGGCAACCCTCGCCGCCGCGCGAGCGCCGCCCACTCTTCCGGGGTCGATGACGACAGGCCGAGATATTCGGCGAGCGCCAGGTTGTAGACCCGGCAGTCGAGCAGGTGATTGTTGCCCGTGTCGACCCAGCGTCGGCCGGCGACGCGTCCGCGAACGATCACGTCCTCGAGCCGCTCGTCGGTCAGCTGCTTGAAATAGGCCTCGTCGAGCCACGCGCCGAAGTGACAATAGCCCGGCGGATTGGCCGGCTGGTTGGACATGACGCCGAGCAACTGCAGGTCGGCATAGAACGAGCCCTTGAGGGGCCACGTGCCGACCGGCCAGAGCTTGGCGCCTTGCTTCACCTTCTGCCCGTCGAGGTCGATGTCGACGAGCCGCGGCGTGCCGATGGCCGGGTGCCCCCAGCCGTCCCGGCCATCGACCGCCAGGATGAGGTCGCGGCCCGTGTCCGGGTGCAGACGCTGGTTGTTCCGCACCCAGGAATAGACCACATGCGAGCGATAGCCGGCGTCGACCGCAAGCGCGTCGATGCGGCGAGGCCGGTCCCACGCATCTTGGAAGGTCCGGTCGATCGTCGCCGTCCGGAGCTTCTGGAAGGCCTCGCCCGTCGGCTGCGAGGTGTCGCCGTCGAGAAAGTCGACCTCGACGGTCCACGTCTGTCGGTCGGCGCCGACCGCGATGACCTCCAGCCAGATGCCGCGCATCTGCACGTCGGCGCCCGCGACGAGCAGGAGGCCGCCGGCCGGCACGCGCCCGCGCCGCACCTCCGGGTCGCGGCGGGCCATCAGCTTTTCATGGTCCGGGGCGTCGCCGCGGAACCGGAAAGGCCGGCCCAGCGTGAGGTTCGAGTAGTCCTTGCGGCCCCGCTCGCCACGCTTCTCGGCCTTGATCTTGTCCTCGGCGATCGCCTCGTAGCTCATCATCAGCGAGATGAAGGCGTCGATGTGGAAGCCGGGGTGCCGATCTGGCCCTTCAGCCGTCGGCCGCCAGTGGCAATCGCCCGACTTCAGCGCGGCGACCCGCTCCGTTTCTGTGATCCCGTGACCGCAGTGGTCGCACTGGTAAGCAGAGCGGTGCGGATGCTTCTCGTCGACCTGGAAGCGGTCCGGATTGTGCGTGAAGAACGATCCGCACTCCGGGCACGACAGGAAATAGAACCGCTGGTCCGACCGCTTGAAGGAGCGGTCGATGCGGCAATGACCCATCGCCTCGCCGAGCTCGTCGCCGGTGTCGATCTCCGGCGTCGAGATTTCGAGGATCTTGTAGCTTTTCGTCCGGCGGAACGCCGTGAAGCGCCCTTCGAACAGCGTTTCTGGATCGCCGAAGCCGGGGATGTCCTGCCACTTCGACAGTTCGTCCTTGATGCCCTTCTTCGCGGTCTTGGACGACAGGTCCATGACGGAATTGGCGTTGCCGAGCCACAGACGGCCGCCGGGAAACACCTTCTCGTAAGTCGTCGACCCGGCGCCCGAGCGCGACGTCTGCTCGGCGATGACGGTCCGCTTGATGTGCTTGTGCCAGGCCTTGATGAGGGGCCCGAGCTTCGCCGAGTTGAGGTCCCGCAGCATGTCGATGCCGGGCGCGACATAAAGCGTGTTCGCCGGCTCGCGGTCGGCGATGTAAAGGCACCAGCCGAGCGCCAGGATGGACGCGCCGGTCTGCTGCGACTTGCGCACCGTGACGAGGTTGCACGGGTGGTCGTCGCTGAGGCAGTCGGCGATCTCGCCGAGATAGGGCGCGCCCGCCAGCGTCCACAGCTCGCCGGCATTCGGCCCGTCGACGAGCACGAGGTTCTGGCTCATCCACCGCGACAGCGGCACCGGCTTCTGCGGCCGGATGGCGCGCGAAAACCCGCCGGCGACGAGCACCGCGGCGTCGGGATGTCCTGTCATGGCTCGGCCGGTTCGGGTTCCGTCTCGTCTTCGCTTCGCCTGGTCACGGCGACCTTGTCGAGTGCCTTGGCGATATCCTCGCGCATAGCGTTGGCGAGTTTCTTGAGGGCGACCCGCAGCCCGTGCGAGCCGTCCCGCGCGACCGCCGCGGCAAGATCGTCAGCCGACGACGGCAGGCGGTCGATGACGCTGGCGATAGCCGCCCCGCTCTCCGCGACGATGCTCTCGACGGCGGCGACGGGCACGAGCCTGCCCTTCATCTCCTCGAGCTCGATGCGGCGTCGCTCGGCCTCGTGCCAGGTCTTCTGGCGCAGGGCCTCGTCGTAGCTCTCGCTCGGCGGCGGCTGCGGCAATTCCTGCTGCCGCGGCGCCTGCGCCTTCGACGGATCCCCGTACCGGCCACGCAGGTGGTCGTATTCGGCCACGTTCAACGCGACCACCCGCCCCTGCCCGTCGCGCTCGACGGCAAGGCCGTGCCGCTCGACGAGGTCCTTGACCTTCTTCGAGACGGCCTGTTTCGACACCCCGTCCCGATCGGCGACCTGTTTCACCGTCCACATGACGGCGCGAGGCGCGTCAACCGGAGTTGTCGGCGTCGTCAACATCGTCAACCCTGATTTTTGACCTGACTTACTGGCAAAATCTCGCGGGCCGCGCCCCCGTGGCGCCCTCCCCGGGGGGAAGGACCCGTGAAACATCCGTCGTGAAACTTCGCGTCAGACCCCGTGGCGGGCCTTCACGCGGTCGATCTCGCGGCCGATCTCGTGCAGGGCCAGCGGCAGGATGACCTCGCCGACCTTGTCCGTGATGACCTTGGCCGCGTCCTTGTTGAACCCGACCTTGCGCTCGTCGAGCAGCGGGCGCGGCACGGACGGGCCGTAGAGCTGCTTAATCGCGTCCCGCTTGCCCTTCGGCGGCAGCATCTTTTTGCCATTGCGGGCGAAGACACCGATGTGACCGTTCGGCATCTTGGCGATGAACGCGCCGCGGTGCATGCCCCAGCGCCCTGCCACAACGCCGCTCGGCAACAGGAACGGCTTGCCGCCTGCCGCCAGCGCGTAGCGGAACAGGGTGAGGTAGCGCCCCGACACCGTCAGCGTCGCGGTCGGCCGCGCCGCCGAGGCGTTGAACACCACGGTCGCGCTGCGCACGTAGCCGTAGGGCAGTTGCGTGCTCTTGACGATGAAGCGCACCCACTGGGTGCGGGCCTGCGCCACGGCCTTATTGATGGCCCTGGCATAGGCGGCGTTCCGGCGCTCGACAGGCACGAGATCGCGGAAGGCGCGTTCGAGCTTGTCGAAGGTGTCGGTCACGCGGACGGTGACGCTCATCGCCGCAGCCTCGCTCGTGCCGCCGCCACCCGTTGCGCGAAGGCCGACGATGCGTCCTGCGCGGCGGACCGCACGACGCTGCGCACCTCGTCGAGGGCGCGGGCGCCATCGCCACGCACGAGCGCGGCGGCGGAGCGGCCAAGGGCGGCACGACGTTCGGCACAACCTCCGCACATGCCCGCCTCCAACGCAAAAACCCCGCGCGGGCGACCCGGCGGGGCTTCTTCGATTTCAAACCTTTTCGTGTGTGGTGACCATCGGCGAAATAAAGGTCGCGCGCAAGCCCCTTTTTCCTATCGCCGCGCCCGCCGCGGCCGCACCTCCTTGCCCTGCAACGGTTTCAGCATGCTTTGGAGGATGCGCGGCCCGGCCTCTCCCGCCTCCCACGGGCGCAGCGGGCGCGGCGAAGGCCGCACGTCGACTGATTCGAGCCGGCCCGAAAGCTCCTCGCTCAGCAGGTCGAGCGCCGCCCGCCACACCTCGTATTCCGCCCGCTCGACGAGGCCCGCGACCGGGTCCGGCACGAGGCGCGTCTTCTGATAGGCGCCGGGACGCGGCCGGCGGCGCGTATAGCTGTAGCCGTCCACCTCGACGATGCGCTGCACGCGCTCGCCGCTGACGGTCTCTTCCCAGATCACGTCCCGCATGAACCACGCCGGCTGGCCGGTCTTGCCACGGCGCACCACCTCGACGGCCGGCGCCTCCATCTCCCAGTCCGGGCACCCGCCGAGAATGGCGTGCTTCTCGACGAGGCGGCGCGGCGTGCGGCGCAGGCGGCGGCGGTCCTGGGCGTCGATGACGGTGACGCTGGCAATGGCGCGGGCGACCGCCTCCCGCCCGAGGTCGCCGAGGTCGCCGAGGTCCGCCATCGGGTTCCAGTCCTTGGGCAGGTCGATGACGAGTTCGTCGAGCGCCCGCACCCGCTCGAAGACGATGAGGGCGTCGTCGTGCGGCCCGCCGGTGGAGAGGAGGTCCGGCACGACGCCGAAGCCGTTGTCGTCGATGACCGTCAGCAACTCGACGAAGGTCTCGACGCTGTCCCACCCGGCGCTCATGCCGCGCGAGAGGCCGGCCCGCACCGGCGCCGCCTTCGGCAGCTCATCCCGATAGGTCCACCGCAGCACCGCCTCGATATCCATCACCCGCTTCACCGTCATCGCCGCGTCCCCTTGTCCAACCTGTCCAACCTTCCGAAACTGAAAAACGAAGGTTGGACAGCCGTAAGCCTTTGTTTCCGCTCGTTTTGTCCAACCTGTCCAACCTGTCCAACCTCAAGGGCCGAATTTGCCGGGCGAGAGCGGGACCGTTCGGCGCGAATGAACCCTCGCGCGTGCCCCCGCGCGCGCACACGCGGGAGGCGAAAAGGTTGGACAGGTTGGACAGGTTGGACAGCCCCAGCAAAATCAATCACTTGCGCTGTCCAACCTTCCCCTGCCCTGTCCAACCTAGGCTGGACACCGCCGCCAAAAGGCCTTCCATCCCTTCGAGCCCGGTCTCTCTCACGCTGCGTCATCGGGCCACGCCACGGGCTGCTGCACGGCCTCCTCGAAGGCGGCCCGGCAGTCCTCCAGCGACGGCAGGCGGAAGCACCAGCGTCGGCGCATCACGGCCGGGCTCTCCTCCCACCAGGCGCGCACGGTCGCGAGGCCGGGCACGAGCTTGCTCAGCTTCATGCCCACCTCAGTCTCGGCCGCCTTGCGCCGCACGCCGATGCGCTCCGAGGTCGCGATGTAGTCGTCGACCAGCGTCGATTTCGGGATTTCCGTCACCCACTCGCTGCCGTCGCGCGTGGTGGCGCCGGACATCAGGCGCTCAAACCACCAGCTTTCGACGCTGTCGAGGGAGCGGATCTTCTGTTCCAGCAGCGCCTCGGTGCGGGGAATCTGCCGCAGGTTCACGCTGTCGAGGTCGAATGTGAGCAGGTCGTGCAGCAGGGCCGCCCGGCCGCCGTTGTCGAGTTCCTCGTCCATCTCGCGGAAATAATCGTGGTTCTGCGCGCAGCGCGGGTCCACGTCGAGCACACAAAAGCGCCGCTCGTCCTTGCCGGCCGGCACCACCCAGTCCTCGTTCGAGGTCATGATGAGGCGCACGTAATTCTTGAGCCGGATGGGATCGACGCCCTTCGCCTCGATCTGCTGGATGGGCGACGTGACGAGGCCCTTGAGCCGCCCCTCCGCTGCCTTGTCGCCGGCCCACACGGCTTCGTCCGCCTGCAGCAGCAGACAGGTCGCCATGTGCGCGTTGAACTGGCCGGTCACATAGCGCGGGTCGTCGACAAGGAAGTAATGGCGCGGCAGCAGCGAGCCGATGATCTCGCCGACCTTGGTCTTGCCCGAGCCCATCTTGCCGCGCATCACGACGGCGACGCCGAGGCGCTCCCGCGGGCGTTGGAACATGTGGGCGAAGAAGCCAAAGAACCAGCGATAGTGCGCCTCATTGCCCCGGCACACGTTGTTCAGCATGTGGTCGCGCAGGATGGCATAGCCGTTCTCCTTCGCCCTGGGCGCGACGGAAAAGCCCGACCACAGGTTGAGATAGCCCGCCGTGCCGGGCGCCCCCTGCGGGTCCGGATAGAATTCGATGCCGCGAAAGCTGCGCCGGTCCCGGCTTTGCAGCCAGGCCGTCGCCCAGGTCACCGGCTTGATCTTGCCGTCGGCCCCGCGCACCTCGGTGTGGCGGTTGGCGAACCATGCCCGGAAGGCGTCGAGGGTCAGCACCCGTTGCTGGTCTTCCACCGGCGCATTGGGCTGGTCGAGGAAGACGACGGCCTTTGAGCCCATCAGCACGAGGGCGAATTCCTCGTTCATCCGCTCCACGTCGAAGCCGAGCGCGCGCGGCGTGGCCGGTGGGCCGCCACCGGCAGGGCTTTCCACCCCTTCCTGCCCGGTCTCTCCCTCGCCGTGGGAATCGCCCCCGCCCACCGGCGGCGCATTCTCGACGATCTCGGCAATCGTGCGCAGGGGATCGTCCGTCATGCGAACACTCCCCAATGGCACGCACCATCGACAACGCGAAGAGGCAAATGGGCCGACCGAGCGCAATATCTTGCCGCCCAACCTTCGAGAGCGCCCCCAACCGGACAGCAATGAATGTATCGAAGCAAATGATACCCTAGCAGGGACCCGCGAATCGACCGGAGGTGCGGATGCGAACTCGATCGAGGACTGCCGTGGTTGCCACGCTGGCGGGCCTTTTGGTTATCGGCGTTTATGCGTGCGTGGCAATCTCCGCGGCCATTATCTGCCCGTCTAAGGAGGCGGGCATTTCTTTGGGACTGGGGGTCTGCCGGCTGGAGTTTTGGCTCGACCGATACCAAAGCCTTGTCGCGGGAAGTCTCGCCATTATTGCCGCGGTAATCGCCGCGACCCCCGTAAGAGAACAAGTTCGTATTAGCAGAGAACAATCTGTAGTAAGCGTCTTGCCCCTCCTGCGCGACGAAATCTCCGCCCGCGTTAAAGAAGATGAAATACTTGCGAATATATCTATCATTCTTATGGAAATTGAGCGACACGCTAAGAACATACGAGCGCCAAACAATGCGATGTCCGCAGTTTTCAAACTTGGAATGTCGGAATCGAATATAATAATCAAAAAAACCGAGAACTTGGAAAGAGCTCTGAGAGAACACGTAACGCGATACCCACTTGGCATGCGTATCGATGATATTCGTCGGCAACCCGGCCATTTGATCAAAGCCGCCGGAAGTCTTTTCGATCTCTTCAATCTTCCAAGGGAAACTCTGGCAAGTATCCAGTACGCCAATGCGACGCAGATCGTCGACGAGCGAGTTGAAGAGTTCAACCGCCGCATTCAGGGTCATGTATCTACGGTAAGAGAGGCCCTTCGGCAGGCGGAAGAGGAGTCCTTTACGATCAAGCGCCAGTTGCAGGACGCACTTAGCAGGGCCAGTAGGCGAATTCGAGTGGCGTCGTAGCCGGCTGAGGGGGCCGCGTTGCAACATCACCCCCACCCCCACGCCACGTGCTGCGGCCGGGGGCCGTCCTTCCGCTTTTCCCTCACCGGCGCCGGCGCATAGCTGAGGCGCGTGTGCTCGGCGCAATAGGGCGAGCAGCCGTCGGAAAAGACGCCCGGCCGGCGCAGGCGCGAGGCGCCGCAGAAGCGCAGCCGGCCATCGGGCCCGGTGCCGACCGAATAGCGGCAATGCCGAAGCTCGAGGCCGGCGATGCCGACGCCGCCTTCCGGCGCCGGCTCGTCGGCCGGCACGGGCAAGGGAGGCAGGGCCACCGGCGCGCTGCCGCGCCTGTCCACGATGCGCGCGGCAGCCGCCGGCTCCGACAGGGACCGAGGCTCCGGCCGGGCAGCGGCCGCTCGCGCGGCGCGCGGTGCCCGCCGGGGCTCAGCATGGCTGCGCGGGGCGGTGCCGCGCAGTTCGGCTGGCACATGGCGGTGCCAAAGGCCGATCACGGCATTGCGGCTGAGGCCATAGCGCTCGCCGACCGTGCGGGCCGATTCACGTCCATAGGCGGCGACGATGGCGTCGCGGGTTTCCTTGGCTAGATGCGCCATGGCTCACTCCGCAGCAAAGAGGGAAAGGGTTTCGGCAGGTGCCGGCGCGTCTTCGGGCACGACGACGGCACGCCGCACGATGCCGACGTCGATCCGCTTCCGGGCGATCTCGGCGTATTCGGGATTGAGCTCGATCAGCGTGCAGTCGAGCCCGAGGGCATCAGCGACGAGCCCCGTCGTGCCTGCCCCGCCGAAGGGGTCGAGCACCCTGCCGTCGGCCGGGCACCCGGCACGCAGGCAGCGCTCGACGAGCTCGGGCGGAAAGGTCGCGAAATGCGCATCGCGAAAGGCCGCCGTCGCCACGTCCCACACGGGCAACGGGGCCGGCTCGAAATTCCGCAGCAGCCGTCCATTCCCCCGCTGCTCCTCGCGGGGCATGTCGTCCCAGCGCTCGTTGAAGCCGGCATGAGGGCGGGAGTGGCCGCGTTGCTTGCCCTCGACGTAACCACCCTTCTCACGGCCTTGCCGGTGGCGAGAGCCATGGCCACCGGGGCCGGTGTCCCACCCATCGGGCATCTTGACGCGCCTGTTCCCGCGCGTGGCGCGAGGCCCGGGGACGCCTCCGACATAGGAGCCTCCCCGGACTCCGTTCGCATCCTCGTCGGACGCTCGGGAGACGCGCACCGCCTCGGCATTGTAGAAGTGCCCGAGCCCGATCCACCGCGGCCCCGGCTTGCCGGTCGTCACCATGAGGCACTGCTCGGCGAGGTCCGGCGCGGACGAAATCTCGCCCGTGTCGCGCGCGGTCCAGAAATTCACCTCGTCGGACTTGGTGAGCAGGAACCACTTCTCGTGCGCCGTCGCCGGGCGGAAGCGGCCGGAGGAATCGGGCATCGCATTGGGCTTGCCCCAGATGATCTCGGAACGAACCCACCAGCCGTCCTCCTGCAGCGCGATGGCGAGCCGGTTCGGGACCATGCAAAGGTCCTTCGCCTTCAGCACCCCGCCGACCGTCGAGAAAGGCTTGTCCCGAAACGTCCGGTCGTCGCTGCCGGCCGCTTTCGTGTCGGCCGCGCTGCGGCCGTTCGGCGTCGTGGCGTAGCAGTCGCCGTAGTTGAGCCACAGCGTGCCCGTGGGCTTCATCACCCGCCGGACCTCGCGGAACACGTCGACCATAACGGTCAGGTGCTCGCCGAGCGTCGGCTCGAGGCCGATTTGCCCTGCCACGCCATAGTCGCGCAGCCCCCAATAGGGCGGGCTCGTCACGACGCAGTCGAAGTGGTCGGCCGGCAACTCGCGCAGGCGGGCGAGCACGTCGCCGAGAAGGATCGCCACCGTCATCCCGCCACCCCTTCGAGAAGATCATTGAAATCCGCCCCGGCCGGCGCCCAGGCGTTGCGGATGGTCCGGCCCTCGCGCGCATAGCGGGCGGCTCCGCGCTTGAGGGCGCATTCGGTGAGGAAGCGCTCGGAATCGCCGTCGCCGAGCTGCACCAGGTCCGTCACGCTGTCGTGCACGGGAATGCCCGGCTGGCTCATGTCCGGCATCGGGCCGGGAACGAGAACGGGTCGCGCGCGCCCGGCGCGGTCCACCTGTGTCAGGGTCGGGTGCGGCACCGTCCCGGCATGCAGGCCGCCGAGGTTGCCGAGGTCGACCGAGGACTGGAACACCGTCGCGCCGAGGTCCGCCCCCTGCGCCACGAGCGCCTTGCGCACCGAGAGCACCGTCTCGATGCCCTCCCCGCGGATGATGCGCGTCGGCCGTGCGTCCGGCCCGAACGGCCCAGCGAGATGGATGTGCCCGCCCCGTTTGGAGCCGCGCACCTTCTTGACCTTCAGTACCTCGCCCGTCTCCGGGTCGACGATGAGCGCCTTGCCCTTCGGCCGCGACGGGTCCACCCAGGTGATGTGCAGCCCGGCGAAGCGCCAGTCGGGCCCGATGATGCCGGCGAGCATGGCCGGCCCCGTGTAGATCACGCGCTGGCGCATCTTGCCCGGCCGCCGCGGGTCCGGCTCCTCGCCGTGGAAATAGGGCATCTCGCGCGCGGCGCGCAGGCGCCCCTCCGGCGGGGGCTCCAGCCCGCGCAGGCGCAGGTATTCCTCGGCCGCCGTGCCGCGGATCGGCGTGGCGCCCTGCCACAGGCGGAACAGCCGCTCGCGCTCCTTTTCGCGGAAGATGGCCGCCGCGCGCTCGCGCCGGGCGCGCTTGCGCTCCCGCTCCTCCTGCCGGCGCCGCTCCTCCTCGGGGTCCAGCACCTCGGCCCCGCCCAGCCACGCGACGGCGGCGCGGAAGTCGAGCCCCTGCACCTTCTCCACGAGGCGGATGACGTCGCCGCCGTCGCAGCACACGGCGCACACCCAGCGCTCGCCGTCCACCTCGAAGCGCCCGGCCGTCCGGCTCTGCCGGTCGTCCGAGCAGATCGGGCACGGCCCGATGAGCTTGCCGCCCGAGCGGCGCAGGCTCACCCACCGGCCGGCCACATCGGCCACCGGCCGGCGGGCGCGCAGGTCGTCTAGGGAAGCGTCGGAAAGCCGCGCCATCACGCCGCCCTCCGGAACATGGCGCGCTCTTCCGCGCTCCACAGGCCCGCCCCCGCCAGCACCGCCGCCAGCCGCTCCGCCCGCATGCCGAGCGCACGGCAAATCGCATGCGCCGGCCAGCCGGCAGCCGCCATGCGCCGGGCGATGCGCCCGCGGCGCGGGTGGCGCAGGTGGTGGACGGTGAAGCGCCGGCGCATGTCACTCGCCCTTGCCGGCGAGGCCGGTGAGCTTGCGCTGCACGCTGGTGAGGGCGTCGAGATGCTCGCCGATGGCGGCTTTCACCGCCTTCGCCTCGCGCGGCGTCACCACCCCGTCGGCGAGCGCCGAGCCGAGCTCGCTCGACACCCTGGCCCCGGTGCTCGTCGTCTTCACGAGGTCGCCCACCAGGTCGGTCGCACCGGCGTCGTCCGCCAGCGGCACCAGCCGGTGGCTGGTGAGCGAGGCGAGCGCCCGCGAGACGATGGGCTTTTGGGTGACGAATTCGAGCTGGAAGATCACGTCGAGCGGGGGCAGGTCCTTGTAGGCGTCGCCCTGCCAGCGGCTGATGGTGCCGCGCGAATAGCCGGTGAGCTGCTCGACACGCTCGGGCCCCGTGGTGCCCGGCACCGCGCAGGCTGCAACCTGCGCGCGGATCGCGCTCTTGATGAGGGTGATGAGCCCGTCGGGCAAAAGGATATCGCTCACGAAAAAAGCTCCTCGGCTTTTTCGTTCCGAAAACGGCGCGGTGGTGGGACAGTCAGGCGGTCAGATCACGGGGGACCACGCAGATGCAGCAGCACGAGACCGACAGGCAAAGGCGCATCGAAGCGGCGCGCGAGCGCCTGCGCGGCGCCCTCCGGCGCTACGCCTTGGCCGAGTCCGTGGTCGAGGCGATGAACGGGCATCACACGCCCTCCCCCGAAAGGGCCGGGGCAGAGGCGCGCTCCGCCCCGGCAGGAGTGCCCAGGTCAGGGGCACGGGAGGACCCTGAAGGACGTGGAACGTCCGATGGCCATGGCAAGTCGTCGGGCCACTGATCGGAAAACCAGCGCATGACTTGATCGTACTTCCGCGCCGTGAACGAGCAGCCGGACGCGATGCGATCGAGAAAGCGCCAATCGCCGGCAGCGAGTCGCGCAACCGTCGTCGCCTCGATGCCGCGGTGCGCGGCCAGCGCGGAGGCGCAGGAGATCAGATGATGGCGAAGCTCATGTTCCATGGTGACGCTGAGCATAGTAGGATATTTCCTACTACGTCAATCGGAAACATCCCACTCGCAGTGGAGGACGGAAAGTCGGATAAATCCGACATGGACGACTCCACTTTCCGCAACCGCATCGCCGATCGCCTGGCCGAGATCGGACGCAATCCGTTCGAGGCCGCACGCCGTGGCGGACTGGAGCGCTCTTTCATCGTCGACATCCTGACGGCGAAGAAGAAGTCAGTGCGCGGCCAGAACCTCGCGAAGCTCGCCAAGGCGCTCGACACAACCGTTGAGCACCTCCTCGGCGAGCCTCCCGTGAAGAGCAGTGGAAAGCCGTCGCTGGCGCTGACCAATGCGCCGCTCGTCGAGGTCAAGGTTGCCGGTATCGTCGAGGCCGGCGCCTTTCGTGAAGCCCCTTGGTTCAGCGACGAGGATGAGCCGGCGACGGTTGCAACCACGCGCGACAGAGACTTTCCCGAGGTTCAGCTCGTCGCCTTCGATGTCGGCGGGGACAGCATGAATGCGCTGAAGCCGCGCCCCATCCTGCCGGGCGACCGCGTCATCTGCCTCGACTTCGAGGACCTGCGCGGCCGCCTGCCACTCCGCGACGGCATGGTTGTTGTTGTGGAACAGACACTTGACGGCGGACACCACCGCGAATGGTCAGTCAAGCAGATCGAGCTCTACGAGGACCGCACCGAGTTCCACCCCCGCTCGACCAACAAGGCGCACAAGCCCATTGTCGTGCCGCGCGTCCTTGCCCGGGACCCGAGCGAGGAGGACAACCGCCAGGTTAAGATCCTCGCGATCGTCCGGAGAATCGAGAACGAGGTCCCGCTATTCTGAGGGCTCCAAGACGCCCGCTCGTCGGTCGACCATGAAGCCGACGACCACGGCCGAGCGACCGTCACAGGCGCGACAATGGAAGACGGGCCCGCGCCAGGTCACGTCGCCGACCACCGCCACCGGCACGGCCATGAACTGCTCCGCGAGGCAGCCCCTGCAGCGCAACTGAGCGCGCCACCTGCGGCCATCTCCCGCTGCACTCACCGTCCGCACCGGCGTTATCTGCATGTCACCCTCCCGGCCCATGAACCCCTCAAGACTGACTCCGGAATGAGAACGTAACAAGAACAGATCAGCGCATGTCCACATGCGTGATTCGCAGACCGCCTTGGCGAGCGAGTAGGATATTTCCCACTTTTCCGATTGACGTGCGGATTTTTCCTACTACGATGCGGAGCCATCCCACTGATGGAGGGCATCATGCTCGCACCCACCGCTTCCCTCACGCCGATCCATGATGCGCCGGCGCAGGACCGCGCGCTGCACAAGGCGGCGATGAATGCCCGCGTCGCGGCCATGGCGCGCGTCATGTACGAGACGAGCCTGCAGTCCGGCGGCTGCACGGCGGACGATCTCGCCCGCGCCGGTTTTACCGCCGCCGAGATCCTCGAGCACGCCGACGACGCCCGCGCCCTCGCCGGGCTGATCGATCAGGAAGCCGCGTGATGTGGCCCGCCTGCGCCGTCGCGGCCGGGCACTTCCTCTGCCGCGCCCTCTACGACGCCTTCGAGGTCCTGTGCCTCGCGGCCTTCGTCTCAGCCGTCGGCCTCTGGGCCGGCGCGCTCGGCACGGGAGGCTGAGATGGCGGACGTTCTTTCCAACATCGCCGCCGTCGCCCTCATGGCGCTCGCCCTCTTCCTCGCGGGCATCGCCTGGGTGCGTCTCAACGGCGCTCCCGCGCGCGGCTTCTACGGCGACCAGATCGACGAGGACCGGCCGTGACCTGGCTCCCCACCACCACCGGCAGAGTCGTCGACCTGCTGCGGCCGGACCCGGCGTCGATCGACTTCCGCGGCGACGTGGCGCCCCAGCTCGCCCGCGTGGCGCGCTTCGGCGGCGCGACGGGCGGCGGCATCTTCTCGGTCGCCCAGCACTGCGCCGTCGGCGCCGACGCCCTCTTTCACGAGACGCGCGACCCCGCCCTCGCGGCGGCCTTCCTTTTGCACGACGCCCACGAATACCTCATGGGCGACATCATCACCCCCGTGGTCGAGGCCCTGTGCGTGCACCTCACGCTCGACAGCAACGGCCGTGAGCGCGCGGTGCGCGTGCCGGAGGTCAAGGCGCAGATCACGCGCCTCAAGTCCCGGCTCGACCATGCCATCCACCGCGCCGCCGGCCTGCCCTGGCCGCTGCCGCAGCACGCGGAAAAGGCCGTGAAGGCGATGGACGTGCGCATGCTGCGCACCGAGCGCGACCATCTCACCGTGCCCTGCGGCCGCAAATGGGCGGCCGAGGTGGAGGCGGCCGAGCCGGTCCCCATGCGCGGCCGCCTCACCATCTGGCCGTGGCCGAAGGCCGCCGACGAATGGCTCATGCGCCTCGACCGCTACTGCCCCCAAGCCCTCAACCGCGCGGCGTGATCCGCAACCGAAGGAGGCCCCATGTCCGCCCGCCCGATCCGCCGCATCGAGGAGCTTCTGCCGCTCCTCTCCCGCGGCAACTTCCTCGACAAGTGCAACGAGCACCTTGCCAAGTCCATCGAGACCCTGGAGGCCCTGCCGCAGGAGAAGGGCACCGCCACCATCACGGTGACGCTCACCTTCACCTACGAATCCGGCCGGCTCGACGTGAAGCCCGCCGTGAAGTCCAAGCTGCCGGAGGAGAAGGCGTTCTCCGGCACCCCCTTCTGGACCTACGAGGGCGCCCTCTCGGTCCAGCATCCCAGCCAGATCGACATGTTCGCCGGCCCGCGCGATGTGGGCATGGGCGCGCGTGCCGAGGGCTGATCCACCCCGCCACCGGAGCCCCGACACATGACGAAACCCGCCCCTCTTTCCAACGACGTACCGGCCGCCGGCGCCGCCGCGCTGATCGCCGATCTCGCCACCCGGGCCTCGGCGCCCGAGGTCGTGAATATCCCGACCGAGGGCCTCGGCCCCGGCCTGCCGCCGACCGTGCCGGTGCTGTTCGACCGCCACAATCAGCGCGCCATCCCGCTCATGACGGAGATCGAGGGCGCCCGCCAGTTGCCGAAGCGGCGCGCCGGCACGGCAACGGTCGACACGCTGTCCTCCTTCATCGACCTGGTGAACCGCCACAAGGATGAGCATTCCGTCATCTTCGCCAAGGCGCAGTGGCCGGACCCGGCGCTCATCGCCGTGCTCGATTATCACGAGATCTCCCACGGCCCGCGCTGGGGCAAGCACCGCGTCGTCTACACCTTCCCGGTGACGGACGAGCTCAAGACGTGGATCGGCTGCAACAAGAAGCCGATGGAGCAGGCCGAGTTCGCCGCCTTCCTCGAGGAGCACGCGGCCGAGCTCGCGGCGCCGAGCGACGGTGAAGTGGCCGAGTTCGAGCGCCTGTTCAAGGAACGCTTCGCCACGCCGGCCGAGCTCATCGACCTGTCGCGCTCCCTCGAAGTGTTCGTCGGCGCCAAGGTCAAGCGCGCGGAGCGGCTGCAGACGGGCGAGCGGACGGTGGAGTTCGTCGAGGAGCACACGAACAGCAAGGGCGACAAGGTCGACATCCCCGGCATCTTCATGGTGTCGGTGCCCGCCTTCCTCGACGGCGAGCCCGTGCGCATCCCCGCCCGCCTGCGCTACCGCATCAGCGGCGGCAGCATCGCCTGGTTCTACCAGCTCTATCGCTGGGAATATTGGCTGCGCACCCGCGTGCAGAACGACCTCGGCCTCGCCGGGGACAAGACCGAGCTGCCCACCTTCGAGGGCGCGCCCGAGATGGGCGCCTGAAGCGCCACGCCTCCCATCCCTCTCCCCGCTGACGGGGAGAGGGATGGGGCGAGGGGCACCCTTGCCCGACGCCGCCAGCCGAGAGCCCGAGCCCATGAAACTCGTCATCGACCGCGCCGATCTCCTGAAGCCGCTCGCGGCCCTCAACCGCATCGTCGAGCGCCGCACCACAATCCCCATCCTCGCCAACGTGCTGTTGCGCGCCGAGGGCGGCCGGCTCAACCTGGCGGCAACGGATCTCGACATCTGGGCCGAGGCCAGCGTGCCGGCGGCCGTCGGCGAGCCCGGCGCCCTCACCGTGCCCGCCGCCACGCTCAACGACATCGCCCGCAAGTTGCCGGACGGCTGCCAGATCGAACTCGCCGCCGAGGCCGGCGGCGCTCGCCTCTCCGTCAAGGCCGGCCGCTCGCGCTTCGTCCTGCAGGCCCTGCCGGTGGACGACTGGCCCGACGTCTCCGCCGACGACCTGCCGCACCAATTCGCGCTGCCGGCCAAGACGCTACAGCGCATCCTGGCGCACACCACCTTCGCCATCTCGACGGAGGAGACGCGCTACTACCTCAACGGCATCCATCTCCACGCCGACGGCGAGGGCCTCCTCAACGCCGTGGCGACCGACGGGCACCGTCTGGCGCACCTCACCGTGCCCCTGCCCGAGGGCGCGGCCGACATGCCGGGCATCATCGTGCCGCGCAAGACGGTGGGCGAGATCGCCCGCCTCGTAGCCGACGCCGAGGGCGACATCGACATCGCCGTCTCCAGGGCCAAGGTGCGCTTCGTCGTCGGCGGCATCACGCTCACGTCGAAGCTCATCGACGGCACCTTCCCCGACTATCAGCGGGTGATTCCGACGAGCAACGACCGCGTCGCGGTGCTCGACACCGCCACCGTGAAGGACGCCGTCGCCCGCGTCGCCACCATCACAGGCGAGAACGGCCGGGCCGTGAAGATGGAATTCGCCCCGGGTGTCCTCACCCTCTCCGTCAGCAACGCCGACACCGGCGAGGCACGCGAGGAGATCGAGGCCGACTTCGAGGGCGAGCCGCTCGCCATCGGCTTCAACGGCCGCTACCTCGCCGAGGTCCTCGGCATCGCCGCCTCCGACACGGTGCGCCTCGCCCTCGCCGATCCCGGCTCCCCCTGCCTGATCAAGAGCCACGAGAGCGCCGATGCGCTCATCGTGCTCATGCCGATGAGGGTGTGACGATGACCATCATCTTGACCGAACGACAGCGCCACCTGGCGCGCCACGCCCTCGGGCTTCCTAACCGCTCGCGCCGCTCCTATCGCAATCACTTCGTCGCCGGCCCCGGCCATGGCGATTATGACGACTGGATGGCGATGGTCTCCGCCGGCGCCGCCCGGCGCCGGGACGGCTCCACGAGCCCGCTAACTGGCGGCGACGATTTGTTCTGGCTGACCGCGGATGGCGCCCGGGCCGGTCTCGCGCGCGGCGAGAAGCTCGACCCCGAAGATTTTCCGGAGGCCTGACCCATGCGCTGCCTCACCATGATCGAGCGCTTCGAGGCCGAGCGCCACCGCTGCCGGCAGGCCTACGAGAAGGCCCGGCGCGGCCACCGCAATGTCGGCCGCGCCGCCGAGGCGCTGCGGACGGCCACGCACGCGGCCCTGAAAGCCGAGGTCGACGAGCTCCGCCGCCTGAAGCGCGCCGTTGAGAAATCCGCCCGCCGCCGCGACGAGCGCATTCCCGACCTGTTCATGGAGGCCGCCCATGGGTGACCGCTCCGCGATCGAATGGACCGAGGCGACGTGGAATCCCATCGTCGGGTGCTCGGTCGTCTCGCCCGGCTGCGCCAACTGCTACGCCATGAAGATGGCCGCCCGCATTGAGCGGATGGCGGCCGGCGCCGGCAAGTGGACGCACTACAACGGCACGACGCAGGCGAGCAAGGCCGGCCCGGTGTGGACCGGCAGGCTCACCCTCGCCCCAGACGAGATCCTGACGGCGCCGCTGCGCTGGAAGCGCCCTCGCCGGATCTTCGTAAACTCCATGTCCGACCTCTTTCACGAGGCGGTGCCCGACGAATGGATCGACCGCATCTTCGCCGTCATGGCGATGTGCCCTCAGCACACGTTCCAGGTGCTCACGAAGAGGTCGGCGAGGATGCGCGAATACATGAACGGCATCCAGTCGAAGATCCCGTTCCTCGGCCGGATGCCGCTTGAGCGCATTCACCTCGAGGCCGCCGCGCATATGGAAGGGGACGGCGGCTTCATGGATGCGTTGAAGGATCGAGGCAACGTCTACAGCCTCTATCTCGACGCGCCCTGGCCCCTCCCAAACGTCTGGCTCGGCGTCAGCACCGAGGACCAACGCCGCGCCGACGAGCGCATGCCGGATCTGCGTGAGACGCCGGCGGCCGTGCGGTTCGTCTCGGCGGAGCCACTGCTCGGCGCGATCGACTTCGAGCCGTGGCTTGACCGGATCGACTGGATCATCGCCGGCGGCGAGAGCGGCCCCGGCGCCCGGCCGATGCATCCCGATTGGGCGCGGTCGATCCGCGACCAGTGCGCGGCGGCGGGCGTGCCGTTCTTCTTCAAGCAATGGGGCGAGTGGCTCGACGAGCAGGTCGCTACCGCAATGCATCTCGCTCCCGACGCGGCGATGTTTGATCGCTTCGGCGCGCCGAAGGGGCCGAAATGGCATCCTTACGAGGCGAGCGATCGCAATGGCGGCGCGCTGATCCGCGTCGGCAAGAAGGCCGCCGGCCGCCTGCTCGACGGCCGCGAGCACAGCGACATGCCGGAGGCGAGGCCGCTATGATCGAGATCCCCCGCCTCGCCCTCTCGGTACGGCAGCCATGGGCCTACTGCCTCGCGGTCGGCTGGAAGCCCGTCGAGAACCGCTCCTGGCACAAGCCGAACCCGGCGCTCAGTTTCCGCGGCCCCTTTGCCATCCACGCCTCGACGGGCATGACACGTGACGAATATGCCGATTGCGCCGATCTGTGCGCGCGGCTCGGCTTCGCGCTGCCCGCGCCGGGCGATCTGTTGCGTGGCGGCATCGTCGGCGTCGCCACGATCGTGGACATCGTGAGGGAGTTCGACAGTCGATGGTTCTTCGGGCCGTGCGGGCTGGTGATCGCCGATGCGCGCCCGGTGGATTTCATCCCGGTCGGTGGCCGCCTCGGCTTCTTCGACTGGCGCGAGCTGCTGCCGTACCGGAAGAGCGACGCTCCGGCGCCGCCCGCAAAATGGATGCTGCCGCGGGCAGGCGCTCCGAATCCACTCCCGGCCGCAGGCATGCAAGGGAGGCTACTTTGACGCTACCCACCCGCATCCAGCTCTCCCGCCGAAAGGGCTGGCGCATGCCGCCCGACACGGTGAAGGTCGACCGCTCCACTCGCTGGGGCAATCCCTTCGTCGTCGGCCGGCACGGCACCCAAGCCGAATGCGTAGCGCTTTACGCCCGGCTCGCCGGCGGCCATGTCCCCATCAGCTTCGGCCGCGAGACGTATGAGGCCGCCCGCGAAAGCCTGCGGCTCATCTGCGAGGACATCGGCGAGCTGCGCGGCAAGAACCTCGCCTGCTGGTGCCGGCTCGGTGAGCCGTGCCATGCCGACGTGCAGCTCGCCCTCGCCAATCCCCCCAAATGTGAGGAAATCGCCTGATGGCCGGATCCGTCAACAAGGTCATGCTCATCGGCCACCTCGGCCGCGATCCCGAGATCAGGCGCAACCAGGCCGGGGAGCCAATCGCCAACCTGCGGCTCGCCACCTCCGAGACGTGGCGCGACAAGGCCACCGGCGAGCGCCGGGAGCGCACGGAGTGGCACACCGTCGTCATCTTCAATCCGCGCCTTGCCGAGGTCGCGGAGAAGTACCTGCGCAAGGGCTCCAAGGTCTACCTCGAGGGCCAGCTCGCCACCCGCAAGTGGCAGGACCGCGACAACAAGGACCGGTACACCACCGAGGTGGTGCTCTCTCAGTATCGCGGCGAGATCGCCCTGCTCGACAGCCAGCGCAACGGCCCGCCGCCGGCGGCCGACCCGGAGGACTACGGCACCACCCGCTCGCGCGATGACGGCGGCTATGCGGCCGCGAGGGGCGGCGACAGCCCCACCCGGTCGGCGCCAGCCGACCTCGACGACGACATCCCGTTCTGAGGCCCGCCATGCTGAAGCGTTCCTCTGGCCATCCGAGGCCCAACCGCAGCCTCCGGCGCTGGCGCCCCTATCCGCCCTTCCTTCGTTGGCAGGTCCATGGAGTTGATCGGTCGGGCTGGTGCATTCGCGGCGGGATATCGCAGTTCCTGGTCGCCTACGGCTCGGGCTGGTCGGCACCCGTCGGCCGGGAGTTGTTCCGCAGCCTGGCCGCGCCGAGGACAATCTACGGCAAGCAACTGCCCCGGAGGCGTCCATGCTGATGCGCACTCCCGGATATCCGAGGCCGCGCAGCGGCCCCGAACGTTTCCGCCGATATGCGGCGATCATTCTCGGCGGAATCATCGCGCTCTACTTCGTCATCTTCGCCGCACTCTCCGCCGGGGCGGCCGGGCCACTCATCGTGGCCGTTGACGGCGACACGATCCACGTCGACGACGAGCGCATCCGCATCGTCGGCCTCGACGCGCCGGAGACCTACCAGGCACGGTGTGACAGCGAGCGCCAGCGCGGCCACGCCGCCACCGCCTATCTGCGGCGGCTGCTCGCCTCGGGCACCGTTACCGTTCGCCGGCAGGGCCGCGACCGCTACGGCCGCACCCTCGCACGGGTCTACATCGACGGCCGCGACGTCGCCGCGATCATGATCCGCGCCGGTCATGCCGTGCCCTATGATTGCCCGCGCGGTCGCTGCCCGCGGCGCATCGACTGGTGCGGAGGCCGGTCATGATAGATGTCCGCCTCATCGCCGCCGTCGGCCGGCGCGGACAGATCGGCCTCGCCGGCCGGCTGCCCTGGCACGAGCCCGAGGACCTCGCCTGGTTCAAGGCGCAGACACTCGGCGGCGCGGTCGTCATGGGCTTCCGCACGGCCCATGCCGTCGGCGCCCTGCCCGGCCGCGTGGTCGTGCCCTGGCTCGGCGACGATCCGCAGGCCATCATCGACAGGATCGCGCGCGAGCATCCCGGCCGCATCGTCTGGATCGCCGGCGGGGCGAAGACCTACGCCCACTTCATGTCCTACGTCCGCCGGGCCGTGATCACCCTCGTCGACTACGACGGCCCGGCCGACGTGTGGATGCCGCCGCTTTGGGAGGGCGCGCAATGCTGGGAGGATGCGCGATGACAGGCGAATTCATCATCCCCGACCGTCTCAGGCAGGCCTTTGACGGGCGCACGTCGCTCAATCTCGCCGAAGCCGCCGCCGCGCTCGAGATGGATCCGCGCCAGTTCCGCGCGGCGGTGAGCGCCGGCAAGGTGCAATTCATCTTGCGCGGTGGCGGCGAGCGGCGCAGGCTGCGGCGCTTCCTCATGTGCGATCTCGTGGAATACCTGAAGTCAGAGCGAAGGCAGGCATGTCCGTCTACCAAAGGAAAGGCTCGCCGTTCTACTGGGCGGAATTCTGGATCGACGGTGTACGATTTCGCCTCTCTACGGGAGAGACTGACCGGCGCCTCGCCATCGCCGCAACGAAGCGGCTGAAGGCTGAGAAAAAGAGCGAGATCGAAGCCGAGGAAGCACGGCGCGCCGCCTTCGGCGGCAAGGAGCCGCCCACGCTGGGTTACTGCATAGCCCGCTATTGGGCGGAGGTCGGCCAGTTCCACGCCGCACCTAAAACCACGTGGAACAGCCTGGAGTGGCTGGCCGAGCACTTCGGCAGCGAGACGCTTCTCCACGACGTCACGGGCGAGAAAATCGCCGCGATGGTAGCCCACCGCCGAACCATCCGCATTCGCCGCGACAAGGAGACAAAGCGCCTGTGCGAAATTCCCTGCGCCACGGTCGAGAACGCCACCGTCAACCGCTACGCCACCGAGCCGCTGCGCAAGCTGTTCCGCCGGGCGCGGGACGTGTGGGGCTACAGCGTGCCCTATCCCCGCTGGGGCGAATATCTGCTGCCGGAGCCGCAGGAGCGCGTCCGCGAAGCACATGAGATCGAAGAAACGGCCATCATCGCAGCTCTCGGCGAGGACTATGGGCGCCTCTTCCGGTTCATGATTGCAACCGGGCTCCGCTCGGCCGGCGCGCTGCTCACCTGGCCGCAGGTGGACCGGGTCAACAGCATCGCCCGCATCCGGGGCAAGCGCAGCAACGGGCAGGAGCGCTGGTATACGATTCCCCTCACCCGGGCGGCCCTCGCCATCCTCGACGAATGCGACGGCCACCATCAGACGCATGTGTTCACCTATGTCACGCGCCGGGCGCAGAAGATCGAAGGAAAAGCGCTGCCGAAAGGCACCCGCATGCCCATCACGGACAGCGGCTTCAAGACCGAGTGGCGCCGCTGCGTGTACGACGAAGGTATCGCACCCGGCTTCCGCCGGCACGACACGCGCCACACGACCGGCACCCGATTCCTGCGCGCGACCGGCAACCTGAAGGCGACACAAAAGCTGCTCGGCCATTCCCGCATCGAGACGACGCTGCGCTATGCCCACGTTCTCATCGACGACGTCCGCGCCGGCCTGGAGCAGATGGAAGCCTCGACCACCGCCGCACGCAACACCCACAAAAACACCCACACTCGCCGGCGCAAGTCGTCGTAAGCCTTGCGCTGCAACGGTTCTGCTCAGTAGGCCAGAATTCTGGGGGACTAGGGGTCGTGGGTTCAAATCCCGCCGCTCCGACCATTCAATGCATTGAGAATAAAGAGAATTTTTGATCGGCGCCATGCGGCGCCGTTCTCGTGTTGGGCGCGAAAAGTAGAGCGCGCAAGGGCGAACGAGAGTGCCCTGCCGGCCCTTGCCGGGGCCTTAACCGCTGTTCGAAGAGTCCGGGGCAAGGCTCCGTTTCTGACCTGCGTAATAGCCTCTTGGTTCATCCGAGCCACCTCCTCGGCTACCAATGCGCACCAGGGGCGTTCTAGCCGCTGACAGTTGTGCAGGCTCTCATCATAGCCGGCTCGGGTAGCCCGACAGGACAACCCTCCCCTTCAACATCAGCAATCAGGGCCCCGCCAAAAGCGACTTCAGCTTCCTATTCTCGCCCTCCAGCGTCTTCAGTTGCTTGGCGTCCGACACCTCATGGCCGCCGTACGTGGCCCTGCACTTGTAGAACGTCGCGCTGATGATCCCGTGCTTGCGGCAGACATAACCCAC